TTTGTTGCTCTGGGTCGAGTTGTAGATCAACACAGTATCAAAAGCAGTTGTCAGCGTCACGCTGGTGTAGGTAATGCTTGCAGATGGCGTCCAGTATCCAGTACCCGCTGTCGCAGAAGTATTGGTCGAGGAAGGAGGAGTTCCGTTAGTTACCGTCACCCCGCCAGCCGAATAGCCCGTCCCAGACACCTCACCCGTAGCCGTATAAGCCGTGGTAGAGGCGTTAATTGTTGCGGAAGCCAAGTACAGAGCCGCTTTAAACGTGTCTGCGGCAGAGGTTCCGCGTGTGGGCGCGGTGCCAAAATTGTGTGTAGCAGTCATCAGTTCCCCGAGGAACGAAGTACACATTGCTTGGGTATTTGCCATAGTAGTTCCTTTATGCTAAAGCTGCGGCTTCGCCACCGATTGGGGGCATCTTCTTCAAAGTCACATGAGCGGAGCGGTGAACCAACTCACCCTCGTGCCAATACTCAACCCATGTAGTCTGTTCATTTTCGTTGTCAACACTGCCTTCCCGCTTTTCCAGAAGGCTGTCGTCCATTTCGCCTTTAGTGGTAGTTACAAGCATATGGCTCCTTAAATAAGTCTAATGAGTGCTGCGCTGCTGGTATTGGCAGGCATCTGAACGGTGAATGTTGCTGTTGATGTCTTGTCGTTTCCAAAATCCAGAACACAGACCGCCCCGTTGTCCCCGGGCTTATAGATCAAAGCCCCCCGCGCTGTCAGGGCAGAGTTCCATGTGGGAGAGGAAAAGTCAATGTACACAATGCTGCCCGAGGTGGTAGCTTCCGTGGCAACTGTCGCCGTAATGACTTGCCCGCCAGCGGTGTACCCACTTGCCACAACTTCACCCGTGGTTGTATAGGCAGTGGTTGTCTCGTCCAATGTGGCTGAGTTTGTGTACAGCGCCATGTAGAAGGTGTCGGAGGAGAAGTCGATCCCCCCGCTTGCCATGTTGGAGCGCAGCACATTACAGGAGAAGTTTCCAGTAAAAGCCATATCAAGTCACCGCCTGCCGAAACTGCCCACTTCTGTAAGCATCGCCACGCTCCATGCCGTCACCCAGACGTTTAGCCAGAGCAAGGGCTTCGTTGTATTTGCCGTTATAGAGGGTCACCATATCTGGCTCACCCTTCATAAATGTATAGGCTTCTACCAAAGAGCCATACAACAGAACGGAATCAAAGTTATCCCCTAGCCACGATGTGCCAGCAGCGTTAATAACTGACGCAACGGGGACAGAGAACCCACTACCGATGCTGCCGATGACCGTAGATGAGGCAGACAGCACATCACCCACAATGTATTGACACCCCGGGTTTGTGATTGTCACTGAAGTGACTGATCCACCGGACACCACAATAGTACCCACTGCGCCCGTGCCTGTGCCGCCGGTCAATGTCACACCGAAATAGGTTCCGTCAATATAGTTTGTACCGCCCGTAATGGTTCCAAAAGAGGCAATCTGCGCCCGGATGATTGAGGCTGGGTAGTAGTAATAATGAAGCTCTATCTTATAGGCTCCGTCTGGGGTCGGACCAAGGATAAATGTCAACTCGTTGGTAATGCCACCTTGATTCACGGACGGACCAAAAAGCGCGTAATACCTCGGCGTTCCTGTATCGTTTGGCGTTGGGTATGCCTGCCGGATAAAGTTAACATCCTTGTTCAGGAGATACTCGTAAGTGCCGGTATTGATGTCTCCACCTGTAACGTCCGTTACAACAGCCATAGAATAAACAGCTAGGAAGTCATCCGGGCAAGTTACGTATTTGTTGTTAACCGTAGCCGTGCCAGTCACGTTTTTACGCAACGATGGGAACTGAACCGTGTTATAGATGCGCTGTTCAGCCTGCTTAATGAACGTGTTGATTTGCGTGATCGGAGACACAGTACTCCCGTCAGCGAGGTAAGTCGCCGGGAATTGGTTTTCTGTGTAGCTCTGAATTGCCGCTACAAGTTCATCATAGGTCATATATCAACCCATCGGGCCTCTTGCCATAGTGCCTTTGGTAGCCGCGCCAGTCCCACGGATTTTGATTCCGGTGGTCTTGGTGGGTTTATTACCAGCATCCTTGCTAACAGCACCAACGCTCATGTCGTAGGTGTCGAGCTTGCTACGGTTTGTCCTGCTGTTCATGTCTGCCATGCCCTCTTTATAGCGGGCGGCATAAGCTGATGCTGCTTTGTTGTTTACTGCCATGATTAGCCCCGTTTCTGTGCTGCGATTTTTGCCAGATTACGACCCATAGTTTTCATATCAGCATTGGTTTTACCCCTGCTGCCGCTGGTCGGTTTACCGCTTTGAATACCAACGGTAGGACCATCATTGCCAAGGTTTCGACCTTCAGTCTTGCCTTTTTTGGTGATGCCGTCTGCTGCGCGTTTGTATGCCATTTTCGACTCCTTATGTCGTTGCAATTGTAACTGTACCAAGAGATATACCCAATACCAAATTGTTTGGCGTTAGGGCAGTGTCAAAATAACTAGACCCCCCCACAGGATTCCAGCCCCACTGGAAAATACGGCTACCCTCGGCAAGCTGCCCATCAGACAATGCGCCAGAGGTTACATAACTCCTGTCCGGTCTTGGGTTCCTAAGACCCTGCGGGTCATCCACTGGAAACTCACCCAAATGCAACTGCGGGTGGTCTGGGTCCCAGCATTCCGGGCAAACCAAAAGGTCATAGTTCCTGCCCTTGATAACTTCCCGTTTGAGAACTTTAAGTTTAAACCGTTGGTCACAGCGGTCGCACTGGGCAATTGCGTTCTTGCCTGAGGCAAACCTATTGCCCATTTATATGGTGCTCCCGATAAACTGCTGCCTCGGGACTAGGCGGAGAGCGGCTTTTTCCCGGTCTTCCTGAGACGCCAAATCCCATGCCTCGTCATATTGAGCTTTTAGGATTGGCAGGCGCTCCATCCCAGCCGGGACTTTTCCGGCTATGTAATAAGCCAGACCCGCAGCCATCGCTGGAATGAACCGGAACGGCACATCCATGATGTTTACACCGCCGCCAGCATCCTGAGTCCTACGCAGTCTCCAATAAACGAATTGGTACTGCTGGGCATTGTCAGGGGTGGGCCAGACAGTAATAGCTGGTAGCTGCGTCCAATACACTGTCGCACCAGAGGTGTGTGATGCAGCCGTTGTGTTTTGCTGTCCACGGAAGCAGTTATATAGGGTATTCCCTGATATGTAGCTGTAGTTAATGATCTCGCTACCGATCTTGACAAACCCGGAGGCGGGCAGTCCTACCGTGGAATTCAGGACAGCTTCCGTAGCGGTGCTGTTTATGGTGGTACTTAGGGTTAACCCTGTAGGTGAACTTTGTGCGTTAAACCGTTGAATCCAAACCTGAATTGGTCTGGCTTGCTGAATCTTGTTAGGGATAGTTGCGTAGGTAGACACTGAAATCCGGGTAATCGTCAAGTCTGCCTGTGTAGTAGCTACGTTTCCTCCAGTACGGATAACATGCTCAAGTAGGTCGATGGTGTCATCAGGCAGAGCGTAGGTATTCTGACCTTGGACAAGAGGGATAATCCCCTGCTCGATTGTCCACATGTTTATGCCACGGTTTGCCCAGTCAGCAAACATGATGTTTAAACTACGTCTTGCGGTCCTTAGGTCATATCCTGTCCGAAGTTCCGTTCCGGCACGCTCAAATGCCTCTTCCACCAACTCGGAGAGGTCTAGGTTAAACGCTGTAGAGCCGGAGGTGTTAGCCATTATTTACTCCTTGCGGCTCTCATGTTGTCAACCAGATTTGGGTACATGCGCCCTGCGGCTTTAGCCATTGACTTAGCCTGTGTCTTTTTAGCAGGAGACAGCGCTTTGGGTGGACCAAGTTTTTTGGGGCGTGGCAAATCCCAGACCTGACCACCCTCTGCATACTGGGTGAAGTCTGTGTCGTCCCGGCGGGCTTTTTTAACACCCTTGGGCATTTTGGATGGAGCGATAGCCCCCATGCCTCGGCTTGCCATCATACAAGTCTCCCACGGGTTTTACCCCGCTGAGCAATACCGTCAGCCCGTTTGGAAGCAGAAGATGCTTTTACTTTGCCGCCTTTTGCCATTTGACCGGAAGCAGCATTTTCTTTAGCTTTATTTTGTGCTTCTGAAAGAAGTTTAGCAATCACACCATCTTTATCGTCACTTGCATTTGAACTTAATCCACCACTAAGGTTTGCGCCAAGTGCCCTAAAAGGTGCGGCTAGAAGCCCGCCAGCCAATCCAGTAACACCGTCAATAATATTACCGCCGAGATTATATTTCTTTGCTTTCATACCATCCTCCCGCGAGTTTTACCACGTTGAGCAATGCCATCACCCCTGCGGGAAGCAGAAGAAGATTTAACAGAACCACCGGAAGCCATGCGTTTAACCATGCCGCCACGGCGCATTCCACCAGCTGCTGCCGCTTCATCCATAAGATTTCTAGCCGCCATAGCTTCACCGGGAGCATAACCTTCAGCTTCTCTGCGGGCGGCTTGGGCTGCGTTATATGCCCGTTGCACACGCGGTGCAGTAGCCATTTCGGCGGCAATATTTCCAACCCCAGCCAGACGACCCGGACCCATAGCCATCAATGTGTTCCTGACATTCCTGCCAAGTTCAGAGCCTGATGCGCTTTCTCTGGGTTCGGGTGCCGAATAGCCATCAGTAGGAATATCTTCTACGGTACCACGGCGAGTTTCTGGCTTACTCATACGCTCTAAAGCTGCCTTGGATTCCTCCTTGGTCATCTTATTGTCATCTGAGCTTTCTTCTTTTTTGGGCTTTTTATTTTCTTCGCCCGCCAGTTTGGTGGAGTATTTCTTTCCTTCAAACTCAAAGGTTGAATCACCAGCGTTTCTGGCTTCACGAAAAGCTTGATTAAACCTGCGTCGTTTTTCACTAATAGCCATGATTACACCATCTTTCCTCTAGTTTTACCCCGCTGGGCAATACCGTCAGCCGCACGGACATAGCCGCCTTTAGCCATCTTTTTTGCCGGTACTTTTTCAGGAGTAACCGTTGGCGCTGGAGCAGGGGCAGGTTCTGTAGTACGCAAAGATTTCATATACGCAGCATCTTCTTTTGCTTTGTAATCTGGCGCATCCCTACGAGCCTGCTCAATCTCTTCCTTTGAAGGGCGTGTCATTTGCACATCCCACCTTTCCTCATGGTGACTTGCATGCCCCTAGTTTTGCCCTTAGAAGCAATACCGTCTGCGGATTTATGACCAGCCGCCAAACCGCCGGATTTCATGCCTGCGTGGGCTTTGGAAGCGGGAGCAGCGGCGTGGGCTTTCAGAGAGGAGGCAATACCACCTTTCTTCATTCCGTACTCTGCCTTCTCGTGTTTAATCATGGACTTAGGTGCGCCCTTTTTCTCCATGAACGCGATTTCCTTTTTTGCCATAGCTTTAGAGTCTTTCATATAACCACCTTTGCTAAAAAGTTGTTTGCTTCCATGCTCTGTCTTGGGTTGATTGACCTTTTGAAGATCAGCCCTAGTCTGGGTACCTTTCCCAAACTTAATACCTTTATCCGCCTTGGTGAACTCTTCACCCACAGATTGAGGGATGCCAACCCGTTTTGCTGCGGCAGGATCGTTGGCGACCATTGCCATTAGGTTATGCTGCTTCTTGCTAACGGAGGGCACTTTTTGACTCCTTGATAAAGGCATCAAGCTTGTCACTTAGCTTGTCAAAGCGAGAATCAATATGGCTAACAATCTTGTCAACCTCTGCCTGAGTAACGTTATCCCGGGCAATTTCTTCTCGGGTTTTGTTCAGCAAAATAGAAAGACGCGACAATTCTTCTGATTTTTCACGCATGTTCCATCCTATCAACCCGATAAACGTGGTTAACAGAATATTCCAGACGGCTAGTTGAATGTCCATTTCAACAGTTC